CTACGCCGCAAGTCAGTTTTCATTATCTATAACAGGCAATCTTGTAAGTATTACAAATTCAACAGGAGCGTCTAATACATTTTTAGTATCGTGGTCAAAGACAGCAGCATTTGCTTAATTTTAGAAATTATGGTAGTGGAGTCACTACGACTGCGATATTTATGTCAAAAGTAGGGCAGGCAGATGGCGCTACTGCTTGCGGAGTAACCGCAGATTGGGTAAGGTATATAACCGGAGGAGATGCTACCCCAACTAACGGGAAGTGGTTTATGTAGATGCTAGCCCTAGCTCAACTGTTTTTGCGGGCGGAAACCTTTGGTACTCAAACGGATTTCTATCCTTTCAGATAAGCAACTCGGGGGTGATATCTACTTCGGGATTATGCGGTGTCTAAAAAAGAAATATTCGAGTGGGGGTTAAAAGGAAGCAAAGATTTTTTCCCTACCTTTGTGTTTAATATTAACAATAAATAACTATGAAATTAAAAGACATATTTAAAACAACCGAAGGTATAGCCGTGTTGGCAGGATTTAGTCTCGTTATTATTACGGGAACAAAAATATTTGCCTATCTAGGTTTAGGGTCTTATGTAATAGTAAATCTTCCAAATGGGATTGAAAAGGTAAAGTCCATCTATAATTACCTAAAAGAGAGAGCAAAAAATATAATAACTAAAGAATAATAATGAAAACTATTAATGCGGCTAATAAAACTATGGTACATTTGGACACAATCAAAATATATAGCCTTAACGCGCTCGCGTTTTTATCAACGCTTACTGCTATTGATACTATACTTAAACTTACTCTTTTGGTTGTATCAATTGTGTATACTACTGTCAAAATATTTTCAGTAATAAAAAACGAGCTAAAGATAAAAGGAACTGTTGATAAAATGGAGAAAAACGTTAAAGAGCTAAAGGAAATTAAAGAAGAAATTAAAAAGGGGGTAAAAAACAACGATGAAAAGTAGATTGACATCTTGGAAAACAACAGTGCTAGGAATAATCCTAGTACTAGCCTCTTTAGCATATTTATACTTTGTAGAAAATACAGATAGGCTTATCTTCTTTGGTATGCTAATCTCTGGTATATTGTTGTTATTCAGTCCGGATACTTACATCAACTCTGTAAAAAATTTATTAGTAAAACTAACAAAGAAAGCAGAGAAAATTAAAATAGAAGATGAAATTAACTAAAAACTTTAGTTTATCTGAATTCGAATGCTCCTGCGGGTGCGAGATGCCGGATGACGTCTTAGAGAATATAAAAGAATTAGCAGAGAATCTGCAAACAATAAGAGATGCTGTTGAAAAACCACTCTGCCTAACCAATGCCTACCGATGTGAGAGTCACAACAAAGCTGTTAAAGGAGCCAGTAAAAGCCAACATTTATTAGGCAAAGCGGCTGATATACAGTCCAATATGATTATTCCAAGAAACTTAGCTGACGCTATTGAGTCTTATATTGAACAAGGGTGTATTGAAGAAGGCGGTGTTGGAAGATACAATACCTTTATACATTATGATATAAGAGGCACAAAAGCGAGATGGAATTATGAAAAATAATATAATAGGATTTGTAGTAGCAGTATTAATTGGGATGGCGATTATGTTCTTCATAAGAAAGCCACAAATAAAAGAGGTAAAAGTTCCTTTCAAGGTTGAGGTAAAAGTGCCTGTAATAGAGAAAGTATTTGATACTATTTACCCTAAAGCAAAGGTTGAGAAGGTAGTAGACACATCTTTAGTAGAACAATATAAAAAAGCTAATGATTCTTTAAAGAAAGCTTTATTTGAAAGTGCTGTAACAGTAAGAGAGTATAAAGAGGTATTTGAAGATTCAACAATAACAATAACAGTAGGGGCTAAAGTAACTGGAACATTAAACTCCTTGATAGCTGAATATAAAACTAAACCAAGAGTAATTGTACTAGATACAACATTAACAGTAGACGTACCGGATTATAGTAGGTCTATTAGTGTGTACGGAGAAGTTGGTATGCCAACTAGGGTTGAATCAAACCAAACACCAATATTAAAAGTTGGTTTCGATATAACCAATAAAAATAACTGGATATGGGGTGGTTCTTTTGATACAGAAAAAAGAGCTTGGCTTAAACTAGGCAAAAAATTTAATTTCTAAACACCTTATTATAATAAATATTAAAATAACAAATATATATATATATATAAAATGTCAAGATTTAACAACACAACAAGGTACACGATAGACGAACTATTATCCGATGGAGATAGTTGGCTAGTAAGTGACATAAACGACTCTCAAGCAACTAAGACTTTTACCTTAGGCGCAGTGAAGGACTATATAACAGAAAAAACACTAATAGAATTGGGATTAGCCCCTGCATATCTAACTTACGTGGTTAATATGTCTCAATCAGGAACCAATGACCCAATAGTAGTAGAACTATCCAACAGTCTTAGCGGAGCAATAGTTTGGACTAGAACGGGAACGGGGGCATATTTAGGAACTCTAACGGGAGCTTTTCTAACCGATAAAGTTGTAACTTTTGTAGGCGGAGATAGGACTTTACCTGACTCTACAATAATGGCTTATAGGGCAAGTGATAATACCATACAAATAATAACCAACACTGAGTTTACTGGCGCAGATGGGGTATTAAACAATACATCAATAGAGATAAGAGTCTACCCATAGGGGTAGGTTTTTTATACAAGCTTATTTTACCTATATTTGTAGTTAATTAAACTAAATCAAATATAATGAAAGGTAATATTAGAAAAATTATAGTTGGAGACAGCTATTCTTATAACATCAAGTATGTTAAAGGTTCTACTTATAAAGTAGGAGAAAGGAAATGCACATTAACGGACTTCATAGTGCACGAAGAAGGAATCATAGATATTTATTTAACAGACGGTAACTCAACTTTTATTTGGAAGACTATCAACTCAGCACCATTAGAAATTGAGTATGATGTAAATTTCAAATAGTATGAAGGCTACATTTTATTTTGTTGTAGAAGTCAAGGACTCCTATAACAACTACATTAAACTAGAAAATGGCTTAGAGGTTATGGTTAATAATACCATAGACAGCGTAGAACACATAAACAGAGTAGGTAAAGTTGTATCAGCTCCAATAGGAACAAAATCTTCCCCCGGTGATATGATATTATTTCATCACAACATTTGTAGAGATGCTTGGGGATTCAAAGGAACAAAAAGAACAAGTATGTTTCAGATATCACCGAACCATTACTTTGTACCAATTCCGGAGATATTTATGATTAAGAGAGCTGATAGTGACAGTTGGGAAGCATTAGACCCATTCGTCTTTATTAAGCCAATCCCCGCTCCCGTTCACAGATTACCGAATGGATTAGAGGTTATACAAAATGATTATAAAGGAATGGACGAAGCCGTAGGTGAAGTAGCCTTTGTAAATAAAACATTAGAAATGCAAGGAGTAAAGAATGGAGATTTAATCACATTCGAAGAATACTCTCAACACGAATATATACTTGACGGAGAACTCTATTATAAAATGAGAACCTCTGATATACTAGCAGTAGTAGATTAAATGATAGGATAAATGATAGGATTAAGTGGAGACATACAAAAAGGATTAGATGTAATCATTGAAGGTTTAAACTACGAATTAGAAGTAGAATTAATTGAGCCGGATAAGATTAAAGCCTCTATGGAGTCTAAGCTAGAATCTTTTAGGATAGCTAAAGAACTACTCTTAAAATGGTATAATAGTCCAAATAAGCCATCACAAGCGAAGTTTGAGATTTATGTAGGTAAGATTATCCATTCCGGACAAGCGTCGTTAAAAACCCTATCTGAGGCTCTAGGGGCGTCTATTGATTACGAAAACTTAGATACGTCTAAGCATAAAACAGCTATGCAAGCCAAATTAGTTATACTTAAAAGTATTAACGAAATGGAATCGTCTATATCTGAATTAACTGTTCAGCTAGAAACGGGAACGATTAATTTAAAAGAAGCTGAATTTAAAAGGGGATATGCAGAGAAGTTTGCTTATCAAGAGTTTTATCCCGAAGCTAATTACTACAAAGGTTACGACCAAACAGAAGGGGTTATTAATATAGACCCTCACTCCACTAAAGGGGAGATATTTGAGTTAGACGGATTAAAAGCACAGATACCGGAAGTTCCTAAAAACAAAAAGGACATATTATTTTGGGATAAGAAAAGAAAAGACCAATGTTGGGAGAGAGAACCTTTACCACAAGGTTGTACCCCGGACAATGCTGAACCTTTTGCAGATTACATATTAGACCAATTCAAAAAAAGGAGAGAAGGAGTATGGTTCTATAATAATGGAGAGCCTACTTGGTTGTCACCAAGACATTGGTTTCAACTACAATGGGGTAAAATGATGGACGATGGTATCTACCCTTCTTATAGAGATGCACAAAGAAAGTTATTTTATCATAAAGAAGCTTGTTACATAGATGATATGTGTATGGGTCAAATCTTCTTAAAGTCTCGTCAAACGGGATATACCTATGGTATGATGGCTGACTCTATTAATATGGTTACTTCACGTAAGAATATTACAACGGGTCTTACTTCTATGACAGACGATGATGCTAGAAAAGCTTTTGGTAAGATGGTATACACATTCCAAGAATTACCGTTCTTCTTTCAGCCTATCGTAAAAGGTAGAGCAGATTCGCCTAACCAACTAGTATTTGCTAAACCGTCAGACGCATCTAAAGAAAGTAAGAAAAAGAAAGAATTAACAACAGACGGATATGTAAACAGTTCAACTGATTTCCAAGCTACTAAAGTAAAAGCTTATGATGGTCAGCATATGAAATTATATATCGGTGATGAAAGTGCTAAATGGGATAGAGCAGATTATATTGAGCATTTAAACACACTATTACCAACTACATTCCGTGGAGGTAGAGTTGTAGGTAAAGTGTTTTTAGGCTCTACTATGGGTAAATTAGATTCCGGAGGTGAATCGTTTAAAGTGTTATACTTAAACTCAAAGGTAACAGACAGACAAGAGTCGGGGTATACCTCAACAAAGTTATATTCTTATTTTATGCCCGCTCACACTAACTACGAATTCTGTATAGATAAGTATGGTAAGTGTTGGGAAGAAACTCCACCAAAGGGAACAATGAATATTTTTGGTAAAGAAATAAAGAAGGGTTCAGTCCAATCTATAAAAGAGCTTTATCAAGATGCTAAACAACAAGGTGAAGTCGCTCTTAACGCGGCTTACCGAGCTTTTCCTATGACAGAGAACCACGCTATGCGAGATGAAGCAGAGTCGTGTGTATTTAATTTAGGGAAACTAACTGACCAAGATGATTATAATGATGGGTTAGCAGAACACAAGAGATACGTAAGAGGTAACTTTGAGTGGGAAGACAACAAAAGATTTAGCAGAGTAGTGTTTTATCCCGACCCAAGAGGTAGGTTTAAAGTAGCTTGGATGCCAAGTGCTATTGATAACACGCTAGGTTTACAAAACAATGTAGTAAATAACAGGGGATATTATTCGCCAATGAATGATTTTGGGTGTATAGGAGTTGACTGTTATGGTAGTTATACTAAAGGAAAAAACAAGCAATCTAGGGGGGCGGCACATTTATATTTTAGAGCAAATAATAAGGGCGCACCTCAAAATAAATTTATATTTGAATACTTAGATAAGCCTGCGACACAAGATGTTTTTAACGAAGACATTTTAAAAGCGGCTTGGTTTTACGGTATGCCAATACTAGCTGAGAATAACAGAAGAGATTTTGTAAGGTACACATACTTAGCTAATTGTAGAGGTTTCAATATGAATAGGGTTGACAAACATATAAGCCAACTTAGTGGTGATGACTTGACATTAGGTGGACAACCAATGACGGGTCAAGATATATTAACGTCTCACGAGAACGCAATAAGAACTTTCATTCAAAGAAGAGTTGGTGTAGCCAATGATGCAGAGAGTATTAAGTTTAGACCGGAGGGAGAAATGGGAGATATGCCTTTCGAAGAGACTATTAGAGATTGGATGAAATTTGACCCAAGTAATCGTACAGCCTTTGATGCGACAATATCTTCGGGGCTTGCAATAATGGGAACAGAGAAAGAAAAGTATGTACCACAGCGTAAAAAAACTGAACCAAAAAAATACGTACCTTTGCTCAAGAAGTATAGTACTAAAGGAGACATAGGTGCTTTCATAACAAAAAGATAAATGGCTAAATACGAACACTTAAAAATGTCCGGTAATTCGGGTAGACCCAACCCACTTGCCTCAACAGAAGAAAAAGAGACAGACGAGTATGGTCTAAAGATGGGAAAGCTTATTGAGCACGAATGGTTTTATATAAAATCAGACGGCGCTAACAATAACTATATGGACAAAAGACAGAAGTTTGACAAATTGCGTAGATACGCGAGGGGAGAACACTCGACTGACTTACATAAAAAATTAATTACAGACGGCACAGATGGAGAATCATATACTAACTATGATTTCCGTCCTATTCAAGTATTGCCTAAATTTATAAAACTAGTTGTTAATCAGATGCTAGAGCGTTTATATGAAATAGACGCTCAAGCTGTTGATGGTATATCTCAAGGGTTAAGAGATGAATACAAAGAAATACTAGAAAGCGCAATGGTTAATAAAACCTTACTGCAAGACGCCAAAGACTTATTAGGTATTGACTTAATGCCGGGAGAAGAGATACCGGATACACCGGAAGAATTAAATCTTCGTATGAGATTAGGTTATAAGCCTTCAATTGAAATAGCCATAGAAGAGGCTCTTAAATATACATTGGAGCTAAACGAATATGATGAAATACAAAAAAGATTACTTAAAGATTTAACAGAGATTGGAGTATGTGCCGTACATCACAGTACAGACCCCGTTAAAGGGATTGTTGTAGAAGAAGTAGACCCTGCTGATATGGTATGGGCTTACCCAACGAAAAGTAACTTTAGCAATGTAAACTATTTTGGTCACGTAAAAAGAATGACTGTAAATGAGTTACAACGAATTGCGGGAAGAAAGTTTACTGATGAAGAGATATTGAACTTTAGGAACGTATCTCAAGATTGGCAAGGTTACAACCACATCTCAAATGAGTTTTGGTACAGAGGAGAAGATTTAACATCTTGGATGGTAGACGTATTATTCTTCACGTTCAAAACAAATAAAGTAGAAAGATACAAAAAGAAATATAGAAAAGACGGTTCTTTTGCTGTAACAAAAAAGCACTCCGAGTTTATGAAACCGGATAGCGTTAAAGAAAAAGAAGAGAAACAAGGTTATAAAGACTTTGACGTTTTAACAGAAGCAAGAGAAGTTTGGTATGAAGGAGCTTTGGTTTTAGGTAGTGAAGCTATCTTTAACTATGGTGAGTGTAAAAATATGGTTAGACCTAACGGCTACATCAGTAATAAGGTTTTATCAAACTATGTTGTTTACGCACCGGAATTATATCAAGGAAGAATACAATCTTTAGTAGAGAGAGTTATTCCGGATATTGACCAACTACAACAATTAAAAATAAAGATTCAACAATTTATAGCTAAGGCTAAACCTAATGGTGTTTATATTGACATAGACGGATTAGATGAAATAGATTTAGGTAATGGCAATAGCCTTTCTGTATTAGAGTTAATTAGGTTCTACGATGATACTGGTAACCTTATTGGTACATCAAGAATGGCTGATGGTTCTATCCAAAATGGTAGAGCTATTCAAGAGCTTAACAATGGGCAGATTGCAGGATTAGAGCAATTAATGAACGCGTACAATTTCTCTTTTAATTTATTGAGGGATTCTATTGGTATTGGACAAGGAGCAGATGCCACCTTACCACACCCCGACACTTCCGTAGGAGCTTTACAACAACAACAAGTAAACTCTAACGTAGCAACTAGATACATATTGGAGTCTCAATTAAAGATGACACAATATCTAGCTAATGGTTTATCATTAAGATTAAAAGATATATTTAGATTCTCTAATTTAAGAAATGCGTATATCAATTCTATTGGTAAAATAAACGTTGATGTATTAGAATCGATAGGTAATTTACACTTACACGATTTTGGTATTACTATTAGATTGAAGCCGGACGGACAAGAAAGAGCTATGCTAGAACAAAATATTCAAGCAGAGATTGCCCAAGGAGGTTTATCTACAACTGACGGTATTGATATTAGAAAGATTGGCAATTTATCTTTAGCTAACGAAATGATTAAAGTTAGAAAGAACAAACATATCAAAGAGCAACAAGCTAGAGATTTAGAGAAGATAACTACTCAGTCAGAGAGTAATGCCCAAGCCGCTCAAGCCGCTTCACAAGTGAAACAACAAGAGATTCAACTCTCTACAAGTGGCAAAATGGAGGTAGAAAAAATCAAAGGACAAAATGATATAGCTAAGATTAACAGAGAGCTAGAGGCTAAGAAAGAGTTAATGGCACTTGAATACTTATATCAGACGGGTCTTGAAGAAGAAAAAGCCAAAGCATTAAAAGATAAAGATTCATATAAAGAAGACAGAAAAGACGATAGGCAAGCCGAAAGTGCTACGCAACAATCACAGATAAAAGCAGAAAGTAAGAAAGAAAAACCAACCCCAATAAACTTCAAATCAGCAAACTCTTCGATTACCGGGGAGCTAGGATTAGATGATTTTAGGGTATAAAAAAAGTGTATAGATTTTATTACTAAATTTGTACTGAATTAAATCTAACTAAAAATAACGTAATGGCAAGACTAGGACAAAATAGGAACAAAAACCTAACTAGAGCCAATTCCATTATCTCGGATATGCAAGGTGAGGAGACTACTCCCCCTACGCCACCGGTAGACGGAATTGAGACAGAAGAAACAATTAAAACAACACCACCGGTAGTAGAGGTAACTCCACCGGTAGTAGAAGATACACCACCCGTGGTTGTACCACCGACAGAGGATAGCGCACCTCCGACAGTAGAAACACCGCCCGTGGCAGAGCCGGAAGCTCCAAACACATTGCTGACAGACGATGTAATTTTTGAAAAACTTAGCGAGACGCTAGGGAGAGAAGTAAAAAGTTACGATGACTTGAAGCCGAAAGAAGTTCAACTCGACGAAGAGGTGAAACAGCTTTTAGAGTGGAAAGAGAAGACGGGTCTAAGTCTATCAAAATGGACAGACTTTAATAAAGATTTCTCTAAGATGGGAGATTTGGATGTAGCTAGAGAGATTTTAGCTGACAAGTATCCGGATTTTACGGAAGAGGAATTGGAGTACACTATGAAAGGTTATGTGTATGATGAATTAGAAGATGATGAGTCAGACAGAATAGCCAAGAGTATTGCACTAAAGAAGTTTGCCAAAGAAGGTAGAGAGACACTTGAACAAAATAAGATTAACTTTTTAGAAAGTCAACCTAAAAGTTCATTGTCAGTTGAAGAGAAAGAGTTATTAGACTACGCTAAAACTGTAAAACAGAATGAGGCAAGTTTAAAAGACAAAAATGTAGCCTATCAAAACTCTTTGAAAGAAGCATCTCTGAAACTACAAGCTATTAATTTAGACCTAGGAGAAGGTCTTACGATTAAGCATAACGTCGCACAAGAATCAACAAAAGACCTTGTGGACTACATCAATACTATGCCGGAATGGTATAAGGAAGATGGAAGTTTTAATCACGAGAACATTGCTAGGGATACTTATAAGCTTAAAAACTTTGATACGATTATTAAATCGGCATTTGAGCAAGGGAAAAATTATGCTATTGAAGGCAAAATTAGAGAGAATAATAACATCTCTTTAGACCCAAGTGCGATTAACCAAGATAATCAGACAAGGGAACAAGGGAACATAAAAGAAGTTGTGACCAATTTAACGGGTAAAAACTCTTCTAAGTTCAGATTTAGAAAAAGTAAAAAATAAATAATTAACATTTTTAAAACACAAATAAATGGCATTAGCAACAACCCCTGCTCCGTCTTTTACGCCTAGCGCAATTAAAAAAGCTACGCAAGAGAATTATATCGATATTTTCGATTACACTTCTCAGTATAAGCCGGATGCATATGAAGAATTAATATCTATCTATGGAGACCAATCTCTTATGGGTATGTTATTTGAATTAGGCTCGGAAGAAGCAATTTCTTCTGACCAATACATTTGGACTGAAAAAGGTCGTTTACACACAGCATACACAGATGTAGCTCGTAGTGGAAATGATTTCACGAAAAATGGACACGTTTACCGTGTAGGTGAAGTAGTAGCTTGTAGTGGTAATGGAGCGTTCCAATTAGGGCGTATCACAGCCGTAACAGCAAATACTTTCACAGCCGTACCTTACAAAGCGGCAGGATGGTTAGTAGGAACAACCGCAATTAAAACTTTCATCTCTCACTCTGAATTCGCTAAGAATACAGAAGGAATGGACGGAAGCTTAGAGACTGACTTTACAGTACTTAACAACAAGACTATCATATTCAAGGATAACTACATCGCTAGTGGTTCTGATGTGACACAAGATTCTTGGGTTAAGACTGACAACGGAGGTTTTGTTTGGTTCTTACAATCAGAATTAGATGGACGTAGACGATTCGAAGATAGAATCGAAATGGGTCTATTATTAGGAAATGAAGCAGAAGCAGGCTCGGGAGCGGCTGCCGCAGGATTTGAAGGTTCAGAAGGACTTTTCGAATCAGTAAGAACTCGTGGAAACGTGTTTGACGGTTTAGCAACAACTCTTGCTAACTTTGATTCAATCTTAAAGAGATTTGACCAACAAGGTAAGATTAAGGAATATATGTTCTTCGTGGACAGAGACCAATCTTTAGCTATTGATGACCTTTTAGGTTCATTGAACGCAGGATATAGTGGTGGTATTTCTTACGGAATGTTTGACAATGATGAGCAAATGGCTGTAAACTTAGGTTTCACCGGGTTCAGAAGAGGTTCTTATAACTTCTACAAGTCAGATTGGAAATTACTTAACGACCCTACATTATTAGGAGCAGTATTGCCTGCTGATGGTAAAGTACGTGGATTGTTAGTACCTTACGGAGACAAAGAAGTTTACGATGGTTCAAGTTCAAACGCTGACAGAATTGTTCGTCCTTACTTATCTATCAAGTATAGAGTTAAAGGTGAAGAGAACAGACGTCACAAAACTTGGATTACCGGTTCAGTTGGAACATCAGTACCTACGGATACTAATGACCATATGAGAGTAAACCATTTGGCTGACAGAGGTGTTTGTACTATTGGTGCAAATAACTTTATGATTTTCGAAGGAGCATAATCATAATCACACTAAGGGGAGGGTACAGCTCTCCCCTTTTTTATATTATAAATCAAATTAAATTAAAACAAAGATGGCAACAAAAGCAAAAGCTTCTGAAAAAGAAGTAGTTACTACGGTAGCAAAAAAGAAAAGGGTTTTAGAACCAAAGGAGTACAGACTTATTAAGTACCAACCCCTAACTTTCGAGTTAAAAACCGGTAGAGATAATGACTTAATTATCTTTGACGAATTAGAAGAAACTAACAGAGCTATTAGACATTGCAAGAATGAGAAATCAATCTTTGTAGATGAACAATCTAAACAAGCAGTAGTTAGTAATATTATATTTATTAATGGATTCTTGTTTACAGAAGCTAAGGACGTAATCACTCAAGACTTTCTTGATGTACACCCTAGTAATGGCGTTCTATTTGAAGCTATTGATGATGCGGCTGACGCTAAGGATATGGTGGATTGGGAAGAATTAGTCCTTGATATTAAACACGCTATTAGACAAAAAGCAAAAGAACCAAACGGTATTGAAACACTTAGGATTTTAGTGTCTGTTATTAATAGCGACCCATCGGGTGCGGCTAAAATGGAAATAGACGAATTGAAGAATGAGTTGTACGATGCAGTAAATGTTAATCCTTCAAGATTTTGTAATGAAGAAGGGGAGGTAACAGTATTTGATGATTCAGATATTACACGTATGGCTATTGCACAGCAAGCTTTCTTATCGGGAGTTATTACAATCTCAGCAGACTCTCGTAGAGTTATTTGGGGAGATAATAAAGCCACGATATGTAACATACCTTTAGGTAAGAACGCGACACAGTACTTCTCTCAGTTCTTAGAGACAGAAGAAGGAATGACTGTTATGCGAGAAATTGATAAACGCTCTTAGAAAGGAGTAAATTAGTAAGAAGGGGTTACAGAAATGTAGCTCCTTTTTTTTATGTATATTTGTATAAATAAAACACGCAATGATAGATTTAATTTTCCAAGTGGTGAAGACCATAGCAAATAAAGAACTTAGGGGTAATCTAACCCCTGCGGAATTTAATTTCTTAGGTACACAAGCCCAAAACAAGATTTTTAGAGAATACTTTATAGAGATAGAGAAACAGCAGTATAAAGAGAACAGAGGATATGGTGGAATAGGTCTAGCAAATATGCCTATTAAAACTAGAGAGAAGGTAGACATCTTTTCTAAATCAGCAACTTTAACTTATGATACTGATAAATTTGTATTACCTTCTGATTTATATCACATAAAGCAGAGAGGTATATTATACAATTCAACAGTAGTAGATGAAGGACAACAATCTCGTTCAGCATTTAAACAATCATCTAAGACTGCATCAAGCACAACATTTCCTCAATATCATAGGGAAGGGAATAACATTATAATCACGCCTATCACAATAATAGCCAATGTAACTTGTAAGTACATCAGACAGCCACTAGCGCCAAAGTGGACTTACAATATTGTATTGGGTTCAGAGTTATTTGATAATACAGCAAATGATTTTCAAGATTTTGAATTACACCCTTCGGAAATGGACAAGCTTGCTATGGAGATTTTATCTTTAATTGGAATAAACATAAGAGATTTACAAGTAATCAACTACGCAGAAGGTATCAAGAAAGCGGAAGAAGTTAAAAACGGATAATAATGGCAATACAAAACTTTACAGATTTAGATTTATATTATGGAGATGACTCACAATGGGGTAATCATCAGTACATAACAATTAAGGATTTAGTCAATGACTTCTTATTTTCACAAACAGATGATTCATATGTTGCCAATGTGGATGTAGACTTAGTTGTTTACCACGCAAAAAGAGCTGTACAAGAATTATACTTTGACGTAGTTAATGAGGTAATATCAATAGAACTAGATTTAAACCCTTCTTTTATTATACCATTACCACACGATTACATTCAGTATGTGCAAATATCTTGGGTAGACCTCAACGGTAGAAAACACCCAATGGCGATTGACAACAGAAGTAATTTAGCACAAGCTTATTTACAAGACAACAACTACGATTATTTATATGATGTAGACGGAGACATCTTACAAGGTTCTCACGCACAAGATATGATAGCCGATGGAGGTGAGACCAATTACTTAGATGCGGGAACAGTATCAAACGAAAGAGGAGCGCCCTCATTTAATTTAGACCGCTCTAAAGTATTTAAGAATGGCTCATACGTAATTGATAAAGAAAGAGGTATCATACAGTTTTCATCTTCTGTACAAGGAAGAACTATTGTTTTAGATTATATCTCTGACGGATTATTCCAAAGAGCTGATAGTGACATAAGAATACACAAGTTCGCTGAGGACGCGGCTTACGAGTATATCTATTGGATGCTAGTTAAAAGAAATAAAAACGTACCACGTAACGAGAAAGAGGGAGCAAGAAGAGATTGGTTCAACTCTCGTAGAGTAGCTAAAAGAAGAATCAAGCCTATTAGGTATGAGGAAATCAGACAAGTTATGAAAAGTGGCAGTAAAATGATAAAAGACTAAAAGATGCCGGAAATTAAGAACACTTTCGTCGGGTCTAAAATGGATAAAGACACGGACTCAAGATTACTTCCCGAGGGTTCATATCGCGATGCATTAAACTTTAGAGTAGGTAACTCTGAGTCAAGTGACGCTGGAGCAGGAGAAAACTCTTTGAGTAATAGAAAACTTACTAACCTAACGATGGGGGCTAATCCTATCACAATAGGTATGTTTGGTGATGAGTTCGAAGAAAAAATATATTGGTTTGTAAAAACTGATACGGGTAATTACGTATTTGAATGGGATAACGTGAACGCTATCGCATCCTACGTGCTTATTGATACTCGTATAGGAGATGCAAACGTACTTAACTTTGACGAAGATTATTTAATTACGGGAGTAAACGTATTAATAGATTCAGATAATGGAAACAGATATTTATTTTGGACTGATGGATTAAATCAACCAAGACAGATAAATATTGAAAGAGCCAAGTCTTATGGGGAGAATGGTTTTGGGCAAGAAGAGATAAGCTTGTACAAAGCGCCTCCATCAGCTCCACCTACAATAACATTAACAGACACAGCAACAGACGAAGAGAATAACTTAGAAGAGAAGTTCTTAACATTCTCATACAGATATAAGTACCTTGACGGTGAGTATAGTGCATTATCCCCTTTTACAGATTTTGCATTTAGACCTAAAACATTCTTCTACGATTACTCAATTTCATCTAACGAATCAATGATTAACAGATTTAGTGCTGTTGATATTGCATTTAATACGGGTAGCGATTTAGTAAAAGAAATAGAAATAGTATTTAAAGAGTCGGGTTCAAACGCAGTTTATGCTATTGAATCTTTTAGTAAAGGTAATAAGGGGTGGTCTGACAACACAACAGTTTCCTTCTTATACTCTAACTCTAAAATAAAAAGGGTATTAAGCACAGATGAGTTAAATAGATTATATGACAATGTACCTCTTGTAGCTTATGCACAAGAGATGATTGGCAATAGAATACTATTTGCTAACTATAAAGAAAATATAAATTTATTAGGAGCTGACGGAGATAAGATTCAAGTTGACCTAACCGTAAGCAAAGTTTCAACAGCTATTGTAGAGGGAGTGCCAACTGAAACTATGCGAACTAATAGAGATTACGAAATAGGAATAGCCTACTTATATGGTGGGGGTAGATTGACTACGCCACTAACAAGTGAGGGTAACACGCTATACATTAGAAACTCAGAGGCTATAAACAAGAATCAACTTAAAGTTGTAGTAGCTAATGAAGCCCCCGCACTTGCAGAGGGGTTTAGGTTTTTTATCAAGCAGTCTAAAACTGACTATGACACCATTATCCCCACACTATTCTACCGAGATGGGGTCTATGTTTGGATTAAACTAGAAGCTAATGAGGCAAGTAAAATAAATGAGGGTGAGTTTATATATGTTAAAGCTGATTCGGGCTCTATACTAACCAATGTTGTTCAAACAAAAGTACTAGAGATAAAGACACAAGATAGAAACTTCTTAGAGGATGCGGGTGTAACAGAGACAAAACAACTACAAGGAACTTACTTTAGAGTAAAGCCAATAGCCTTTAGAATTAATGAAGAGGATTTTGATTTATATGAATACGCTGGGTATGATAACACTAGAAATAGGTATAATGACCCAATTAGGTATTTAGGGGGGTCGTCTTTTAGTTATGTAGAAGATGCAATAGCTTACGGACTAACTGCAACTGACGACATGGTTGTCACCCCTGCAATAACTTATACCGGACTATTAGATGTTAGGTATAAAATAGAAATAGATACAATAGGAACACCCGATACTTTTAAGTGGAGTAAAGATGACGGAGCAACTTTTGAAGCCCTTGCCGTTCCGATTACGGGGGCAACTCAAGCATTAGATGACGGCATTGAAATTACATTTGGAACTACCACGGGTCATGATATAGATGATTACTGGGTAGTCAGTGCGAAATCTAGCTCTGATAATAATCTTGGGGGTAATGAAAACTCAAAAGCATACGCTATATATAAAGGAATAACAGAGTTAGATACTAACGGAGAACAAGACGTAATAGAAGGTGGGGCTAGAATAACTATTGTTTATCAAGAAACGGGAGAAGGGAATATATCTATAGAGAAAAATTATATATCTTCTCGTAGATATGCTAATATAGAAGAGTGGTTTTATGGGGATAACATACAGCCGGACTTAGGGATAGTAGATAGTAGAGTTTGGTTTAGAAGAGGTAGCGTAGGCACAACGGGAGCGGCTAGTTTTATTACAATAGATAAGGCTCAACAAATGAATATGATAATAATATCTCTAAACACACAAAACAGTGATGGAGATAATATTATAAAAGTATATCCTAGATTAACTATATTCCAATCAGAGAATGATATCATATTTGAAACTAAGCCAGTTGATGATAACTTAGATATATTCTATGAGATAGGTAAAACATATTCTGTTTCCAATGGGTTACATTTAGCTAATGGTGCTAGCGATATTAGTCAAACATCATCTGTTAGTGGTGAATTTGTATTAGACATATTTAATTCATTTGCTTGGGGCAATGCTTTTGAGAGCTACAAAATAAAAGATTTATTCAACGCCAAGACTATGAAGATGGACACAAGACCGTCTTCACCTATTGAAGACTACAAACAAAATTATAGAATATCTTCAATTACGTATAGTGGGGTATTTGAACAAACAACTGGGGTAAATGCCCTAAATGAATTTAATTTATCATTAGCCAATTACAAAGATTTAGATGATACATATGGTAAAATTAAAAAGTTATACTCTAGGGATAATGATATTATTTCATTCCAAGAGGATAAAATCGTTAAAGTACTATTCAATAAATCTGTTTTATACAATGCAGACGGTAGTGGTAATGTAAGCCAAACAATAGATGTGTTGGGGCAAGAGATTCCTTATGCGGGAGAATATGGTATAAGTGATAATCCGGAGAGTTTCGCTAAGTACGGAAGTACTATGTGGTTTGCCGATTCTAAAAGAGGAGCTATAATGAGATTAAGCCAAGACGGTTTAACTGAGATATCTGTTTATGGAATGGGTGATTACTTTAGAGATGATTCTATTAATAATCCTAACTCTAAGAGATTGGGTGCTTATGACCCTTACTTTGACCAATATGTAATAACATTAGGAGACCAACCAACATTAGCTCCATTACAAGTAGAATGTGGAGGAAATATATTTAAGACGGGTCAAATAACTCCGTTTACTTATATACTTAAACTAAATAATTTGAGTGGTGATGTGGTTATAAACTACAACATAACTGTTGGTACTGCAAACGTATCTGCCGTGTTTAATGGCTCTACTTATGAAGACCTAGGTGTTACGGGAGCAGGAGATGTTACGTTCACTAGAGATAGTATGGTAGAAGATGAGGTAACTATCACAGTCACACCAACTGTAAGCCCTATTGAATATAACATAAGTCACGTTTGCCCATTAGGTTCTTCTCTTAAAGTGGTTACAATTATATTAAACGATGAGGGAGATGTAGGACAAACAATGACAAGTAGATACAAATGGGATACATCATCATTCTTTTCAGAAACTCCGGTATTTCTTACGGGAGGTGTAACTCTGTATAAAGAAGAAGTTGGTGTCCAAGGTGTAGGAGGTTACCCTATCGACGGTGCAACTGTAAAGATACAAGCTTATAAAGACTATGTTAATAGTGGAGATTTCAATGAGGCAGAGGCTAACGCACTAGGCTACTTAATATCCTCTACTGATTATACAGACGCGGATATAGCCACCATTACGGGATTAGCTACATTCCCTGCTATAACAACAACTAACGAGGACGGAGTTCCGGAGACTAATGAAGCAGAGTTTGTTATGAACAGACCGGTGGGTGACGAGATTCTTTATTTGATATATGATTATAGAAGCGTTGCAATTACATCTAACACTTATATAAATATTTACTTTGATTCTTCGGGGTCAATGAATAGCACGTTAACTCCATTACAAACAATGAGAGACACATTATTACAAGACGCTTTATTGCCGTTCTATGATAATGACCCCGTATTGTATGCTAGTAGAGTAAATGTTGTATCTGACCCATCAGAGCAAACACTAACTATGCTTGACTTTAAAGGAACGTATCCGGTTGATGCTGATAATGTTGTATCTCTTGTATTCCAAGATGAAGCGAACTCTATATATCACGGAGTTCCTAATGATTCAGCAGTAACAACAGCACAGTATGATATTGATATAGCCGCGTTTAGAGCTAGCTTAGACTCATTCTCACCTTCTTTTTATAGAGGTGTAATATTCCAAGTAGACGAAACGGGCGGAGGACTTAACTTCCAACAATTTGTACAAGCGGTAGAGAACGGAACTAGTGCTTATGCAGGAACTAGTGGTCTATCAGATAAGACTGAAATAGTTTACAAGTATAACGTACAAGATGGAGGAACAGCAGGATATTACTTAACACAAGTAACAGACGCATTAATAGAATTAGGATTTGATTTAACACCATAATAAATGGCAAACACAATAACATATGACGATGGAGTAAAAGGGTGGACATCATTCCACTCTTGGATTCCCGATTGGATGAGTAGACTTAATAATAGATTCTTTACTGTAAAGGGCGGGCAACTGTACCTACACAATGACGAAGACAACTCTATTAGAAATAATTTCTATGGTGTTCAGTATGCTACAACTTTAACATACATAATCAACGAAGAGCCTTCTACAATTAAGGTGGCTAAAACTATAAACACAGAGAGTAATAAGGCTTTTGACGTAACTATTAAATCATACCTAAATGATGAAACAGTTTCTATAACACAGTCTACAATAGATGTAGCTGAATTTGTTAATAAGGAAGGGAAGTGGTATGGTTACACTAGACGTAATGAATTAGGCGGAGATTACTCTGCTAAAGATGTCTATGGTTTAGGTAGAGTTCAAGCGATAGTAGGAACTAATTTACAGTTTACAGCTCCTTACTCTAGGTCATCTATTTCAGTAGGTGACGAACTTAGAGATGAGGCGGGATTATTAGGTAATGTTGTAGACTTAACAGACGCAACAAATATAGAACTTGATGCAAGTCCGGCATTCGTACCAAACAATTTTGTATTTGGTATTAAGAACGGTAGAATAGAAGGAAGTGCTATAAGAGGATACAACTTTGAGGTAACATTAACAGACGAGTCTACAACAAGGACAGAACTGTTTGCAGTATCATCGGAGATGTTCAAGTCAGAGCCTTCGTAGAGTTTGTATAATCCATTTATTATTCGTATATTAGCGTAGTTACTAGCACTTTTTGTGCTACGTTTTTTTACGTAAATTTGTATTTATAACAATTAATAAAGAAAACAACTATGTTTGGAGCAATTTTAGGAGCGGCAGGCGGTATAGCTAAAGGAGTAATGGGAGCAATACAAGCCGGCAAAGCCAATAAAGCAATAAGAAATTATAAGAGGCAAGACCTTGTGAATGTACACGAAGGAAGAAGTGTAAGTACTAAGGCTCAAGAATATGCACAAGAACAATTAGCTATGAGTGCCTCAACTGCTATGCAAGGAATACAAGCTAGTGGGGTGAGAGGGGTTGTTGGAGCAACGTCTAAAATAGTAGGCAACGCAGTAGATAGCGCACAGAAAATTGGCGCTCAAATTGATGTTGCACAAACTCAATTAGATGCAGAGAAAGCAACTGATGAGGTTAGAATCCAACAAATGACAGAAGCTAGAGAGAACGCAGATTTGGCGGGATTAGGTCAACAATTAGCTACCGGACAACAAAACTTGTTTAGTGGTATAGGTGACGTAGCTCAAGGGGCTAGTTCATTTATGGCAATGGGTAAAGCTAATCAAGCTGACGGTAAGTCGTTTATGGGCGGTGATGTCTAACAATAAAAAATATAAACTATTATGCCACAAAAGGGTACATACACAGCTCTACAAAAACTTAAACCTATTGAAACTGATTTTGGTGCAATAGCTAAAGAAGAGCAAGATGCTCATATTAAAAACAGAGCATTAGAAAAAGTAGATAAAGATAAAGTTCAAGCTGAGAAAGATGCAATCAAGTTCAACCCTTTGGGAGACCAATCTACGGGAGTTGAAAGTCTTGACGATGCCTTATTTAAAGGTATTCGAGATATGAATCAAATCAGATATGAAGATTGGAAGAAAGCTAGGAATAACCCTTCTTATGCTAAATCAGATGAGTATCTAGCAAAAACTGCAAACAGAGCCAACTACGCTAAGAATCTAAAACTATTTACAGACAAGTACTCAGAATACGCAAAAAGTGTTACTGCTATGGGCGGTGACCTATCGGGTTGGAATCAAGACGCAATGAAAGAGGTAAACGCTTTCTTTAACGAAGAGAAAGTAATGTTCAAAGAAAACAAATACGGAGAGCCTATTGCTATGGTGGCTGTCATAGACCCCGACACCGGAGAATACGAAGTTAACGAAGATGGCTCACAAAAACATACAGAAACATCTTTAGCTAAAGTAATGAAAGGTACGGGTATGTATGATATCGTACCGCAAGTAGACACAGTAGAGGCTGTAAAAAATATTGGAGACATATTAGGTGATGACCTTAAAGATGTAAAAAAGGGTTGGACTATAACAAGTAAACAAGAATGGGCTAACAAAGAAGCGGGAGCTAAGAGTTTAGTTCAGTCTGAATTAGGTTCTGTTAAAAACCCTACTTCATTAGCAAAAAGAATATGGGCTGATGAAATGGGCAACAGTAAAGCCGATTGGGATGAGAATGCATTTGAAGAGGTAACAAATAAAATGCTAGAGAAAGTAAAAGCTACTTATGATGAGAAATTAAAAATAGCTTACAACTACGCAGGAGAAAATGCCGCGGCAGGCAGACAAGCTAAACGAGATGAAGATGTAATTGTACCGGTTGTAACACCAGACTCTAATACCGGAATACCGGTAATAGCACCAATCCCGGGATTAGAAAATAAAGATGGATACTCTGTATCATTTGGTAAAGGTGTTCTTACATCTAAAACAGAAGGTACTAGTGAGTTGGTAGACAACGTTTGGATAACAGAAGACGGTAAAATGTACGCCACTAAAAAGAAAGCTACCAAAGTAAGTAAAGAAGCTGTAAGCGTACTAGATGAAAATGGTGAGATAGATAACTCAAAACTAGTTGATATCGTTATGGGAGGCGGTGGAAGCTCTAGCGGGTGGAAAGTCGAAGAGGTTACAGAAGAGTTGACCGAAACAGATTTCACTAATTTAGCCAAGAACGGAAAAGTTAAAAACGATAAAGGTAGATACTACAAAGACGGTAAACAACTTAAAGATGACTTAAAGAGTCAAATAAAAAATATGCCAAAAACTAAAGCTAGCTCTTTTAATGGGGGAGCTAAGTCTAAAGGTGGCGCAAGTAAATTTAATCCAACTAATTAAAATATAATGAACGAAGAAGCAATTCAATATAGTTACGAGCTTTTTAAAAAAGACGGTTACGAAGGAAGTGTTGACCAATATAAATCCCTTATTACAGAAAATAAGGATGCATATAATCACGCATATAAGTTATTTAAGGATGACGGATATGAAGGAGGAGAGAGCGGATTTAAAGGACTAGTGGTGTCACCACCAAAAGAAGGAGCGTCAAAAAAAGCAACAGCCGTTTCTACGGAATCTCCATCGGATTCGGCTCAAGGAGTTGGAGAATCGGTTACAGCAGGAAGTCCTAGCGTTGATAGTGAACAACCTCAGCCTCAAGTAGAGGGTGAAGACCCTATCGTACAAGAAATTGAAGCTAGAAAACAAGAACCTAATCCGGAGATAGTGGCTTTGTATGACTCATACAAACAAACCGGTGAAATCACAATAGAGGATGAGCAACAAGTAGCTCAGAAAGTAGCTGACCAAAAAAAGGGAGAAGGAAGAGGTTGGTATGAAACTGCCGGAGCATATGTTGATGGTTGGTTAAGAACGGGTATGCCTATACCTCTCTACAAGTACGACACAGAAGAAGGTTTACTTGAGAAAAGAGAGTTAGCAAGAAAGTCCACGTTTTTAGAGTCTCTACCTAATGAGAAAAGGGAAGAGTTAAATGCTTATGCAGTAAACAGAACTTTAGCTTTAGATAAAGCAAGTCAGAATATATTAGCAGAGAATTCTATTATAGAGGAGAAAGCCAAACTACTTGTTAAGAATATAGGTCATTTAGCTGACGCTATTAAAAGAACACAAGAATCCGGCAAAGCTGTACCACAAGAAATGTGGGAAGACTACAAACAAAGAAAAAATGAGATAGAAGATATCTCTGTAAAATATAACGGTAATGTAGATGTAATAGAAAGCAACAATGAAGACATTGGTAGCTTTGTAGAAGAATTAGATTTACTTAAAAAGAACTACAACGGTATTGGGTACTACAAAGATTTAGCTAGACTAACAACTGCTGATATGCTTTCGGGCATAATGGAGTTTGGTGTATCTACTGCTGAAATGTTACCCGTAGCACCGGGAATTCCTGTACAAGTTTCTTATCCGGAAGCAGAAAAGTTTGTAGCTGAATTTAGAGAAGAGACACAAAGACAAAGAAGCCTTATCAAACCACAATTATCTATTGAAGATGTTGAGGTTGGTAAAAACTTTGGTAAATGGTTAGCTGAACAAACTATGGTTCAACTACCCGTACTTACTACATTAGCCGCCTCGGGGGGGTCGGGTGTAGGATTAGGCATACTTGGTACAAGTTCAGCGGGGTCTAAGGTGGGGGAGTTGAAAGATTACCAAACAGACCTACGTGCTAAAATAGAGAGAAAGAAACTAGAAATAGCTGGAATGGACGGTGACGATTTTATCGACCCCGAAGTAAAAGCTAACGCATTAAAGCAATTAACAGTTTTAGAAAACAAACCTACCTACGGCAAGATTGAGATATATCTTGCAGGAGTTGGTAATGGTTTAGCAGAAGTTCTTTCTGAGAAAATATCTTTAGGTATATTATCTAAAGGTAAAAGGGTTCTTAAATCCGCTACTAAGTCAGAGCTTAAAATGGGTTATAAAGAATACATCAAAGAGACTGCCGACCTAATAGTAGGTGGAGGTATTGATATGGGTAAAGAGGCTACCTCAGAATTTGGTAACACTTTAGTTCAAAATGCAATAGATATCCTTTACTTAGGTGACGAAGATACACATATACTTGATGGCACACTAGACGCGTTAGCGAGTGGTGGAGCTATGGGTGCGGGAATGAGTATGTTCCCTAGCCTTATAGGTTTAGGTTCTAAAGCACTTATGGGCAAAGATGCATCTGATTTGATGACTAAAAACTCTGCAAAACTTACTACATTACTTGACGAACTTGAAATGGGAAGAGAAACTCTACCCGAGAGTACTAAAAAAATAATGTTAGATAAAGTTAACTCTATTATTGAAGAACAAGACGCTACATTAAAAGAAGCTTTCAAGAGAGCTAAAGAACGTTCTCCGGAGGATAATGCTAAGTTAATTGAGATAGACAAAGAGGCTAACAAAATAATGAAAGCTGTTCAAGATATCAAGGCAGGAGGTCTTACACCTACTATGCAGGCTGATTTATTAAATGACTTAAAAGAAAAAAGAGATAAATTAATTGAGAAGAAATTAGAAATTCTTGAGAAGAAACCAATTAAAAAAGAAAAAACAGATGGAGAAGCGAAACTTGAAGATGCCACGGAAACTGAACAAGATACAGCCGAGAAAACAACTACAACCGAAACAGACACAACTACCACAGAGGAAGGAGACGGGACAACAACTGACGAAGGAACAGAAGGAGGAGAAACAGTTCAAGGAGAGGATGGAAAGAAATCAAGCGTGGATGGAGATGGTAAAGGAGTGCAACCGGATAGCGATGGAGATACGGGAGAAACATCCGAAGATACCACCGATACAGATGGAGGATTAGATGAAGGAGCAACTAAAGCTAAAGAGAAGTTAGGGAAGAAAAAAGAGGATGTAAAAAATAATATAAGAGATATAGAAGGCAAGTTATCAGAGGTTAATAGAACCTTAACTTATTCTATGTCAAAAAGCCCTTCTGAACTTAAAGAGGCTAGGGAACAAAAGGTTCAATTAGAGAAAAGGAAAAGAGGAGCTGAAATATTACTAAAAAAGCTTGATTCACAACTGTCTGATATTCAAGGAGATGTAATCGGTGAGAATGGCGTAGACGGAAAAGCTAAGGACAATGGTACAGATAAGCCAAAGAAAACGGCTTATGAGATAGAAGTAGAGAGAATTGAAGAAGAAAAAAGAGAAAAAAGAAGAAAAAAAAATAGATTAGCTAAAAATAAGGTAACACCTACTCAAGAAAAACAATTAAGAGCTAAAGCTCCTAGAGTATTACCATTAATAGCAAAACTGTTTCAAGGAAAAGCTTCTTTGATTACATTGTCAGAGGTATACCCAAAAGATAGCCCATTCTATCCCCTTATAGATTTAATGGCTAAGAACAAAAAGAACTTCAACCAAATAAGTTTAAGATGGAATACTGAGTCAGAAACTAGAGAGGGGGCAGATGGATTATATGCAAGAGGCTCGCAAGAGATAGCATTAAATCCGGGCACTAGACAAGCTGAACATACTATTGCTCACGAATCAGTTCACGCAGTTACGGTAAATGCAGTTGCGCAAGTTCTAGGCTCTGAATCCAAAGCGGGTCAAGAATATCTTGATGCTGTTATGGATATGGTAAACCTAAATAAAAACTCTAAGAACCCAATAGAAAGGGCTGTTGCTGAATTAGGGGCATTATATTTAGAAGTTCTTGAGAATAGTGGTAGAATGGATATGGCTAAGAAATCAGCTAATGCTCGTTTGGGAAGAGGAATGGATATGTATGGGTTTACTAACCTATATGAATTTGTTGCGGAAGGAATGTCTAACGCTAAGTTCCAAGATTTTTTAAATGGTATGAGTTCAGATGTCAAAATAAAATCTGATATCCCTAAAACAATGTTTACTAAGTTTGTAAAAGCGGTTGAAAGCATACTTTCAGCTATGTTTGAAGGAAAAACAGTTATCAAGGATACTGCATTATACAATCTTATTAGGGTTTCATCTAACATTATGAAAGTTAATGAAGGATTGAGTAACCTATCTGATAAAGATATATTAAAAGACGGGAAGAAAATTTCAGATATTGTCTCAAGAGATGATAGTGAACTAGGTAGAAGAGAGCGTATGCAAAATGAGATTGACGATATGTTGGCTCAAGGCGCTAGCGAATCTGCTATTATAAATAGTTACGATACTAAGAAAGAAAAAGAGATTGCTACTGATATATTATCAAGAAGGAAAAAGCTTACTAAAGAAGAAGCTAAAGCTAAATTAGATGCCACCTTCGACAAGGCTCAAAAAGAAATGTATGAGAAGAAGACTGACATCAAATCGTGGAATAATAGGATGAGAAAACTAGCTTTATGGTTTTTTGATAGACAGTATGTGCCTAAGATGATATTGAAGAGGTCGGGTCTTAACCTTGTTAGAAATTATATGATTACTTCTAAGGGAGCTTCGGGTTATGCTAAATTTATGTATGACGAGGCTTACAAGAAGATATACCAAAAGACCGTAAAGGTGGGTAAAGAATTAGTTGTGGATGCGCTTAGTTCAGCAGATATAAAAACCTTGGATAAGATGATTATGGTTCGTAGAATTATAGCTATCGACAAGAATAGAGCTGAAAGAGGTATGCCGCCGGTAACACAGACCGGCTTCTTAAATGGAGCAGAGTCTAAGTTAGCCTTAGAGCAAATGAAGGTAGAGCTAGGGGCAGAGAAATTCAATAATATGAATAAAAGAGCCGACGCTTATTTTGAAGCTTTCCAAGACCTCTTGTCCGCGATGGAGGAGAGTGGTCTAGTTTCAAAAGAGTTTGCAGATAAGTTCTTTAACGTTGACTACCAACCTAAAGTTTATTTGGATTTCTTAAAGACAGCAGAACAAGAGATGTCTATTATAGAAATGGGGGCAGAAGAAAGCTCATCATTAGCGTCTGAACAAGTACGTAGTTTAGAAGAAGGGTCAGCAGGTTCTCTTATAACAGACTCTCGTTATTTGTTAAGTCGTTCTATGAATGCTAGAGCTAAGTCTGTCGCTATGAATAATACAGTATCTAAGTTGTCAACAGAAATGGAGGCACAAGCTGAGGTTGTTCAAGAGCTTAAAGATAAAAACCCAAAGGATTTAACAGCTAAGGAAAAAAGAACTATAAAATATTTTAATGAATTATCAAAAGCCGTTAAGTATAACCCAATAGTAAGTTTTACTAAAAGCGGTAAACCAAAATACAAGTACAAGGCGGGCAAAAATAGTCACCCACAATACTATTACAGAAATGGTGTTAGACATATGCTTATAATGGAAGAGTCATTCTTCGACGCATTTAATGATAATGTGAAAGGTATATGGAAAAACAGTAATGTAAAAGAGAAAGTGGCTATTGCTTCGTTATCGGGATTAATTAAAACGATTGCAACGGGTAATAACCCTGCATTCTTCTTAACGAACGCACCCCGAGATTTTATGTTCGTAGCAACATTCTCTCCGGTGTATGGTTCTGTTGTACCTTGGAATCTTATAAAAGTTTTCGGGGGAATGGTAAAAGGGATAGTTGATATTGAAACAAAGAATAACAGTTTCAGAAACTTCGTTAAGTACGGAGGTATGCTAGACTTCTTGCATAAGCAAGGTGAGTTCAAAGGAACAAGTTGGACTAGAAGAAAGTTATCAACTAAAAATGGTAAACTATTGGGTATGTTTGGTAACAGGTCTAAAAACTTTACAAGCATATTAGGTAACGCTTTATCTTTTAAGAAACTTCAAATGTGGAGTGAGATTGGGGTTAGAATGGCTGTATTTAATCAGTCTGTACAGAACCAATTTAAAGCCGAGGGAGTGAAGAATGAGACTGAATTTTTAGCCAAGTTAGGTGAAGAAGGTGCTACTAAGTTACAAGATGTATATGTAAATGCAACGGCAGAAGCTAGAAATACTACTGACTTTAGTCAAGGTGGAATCTATGCTAAAGATGCTGACGCTTTAATACCTTACTTAAACGCGGGTATCCAAGGTACAAGAGTTGCAATAGAACAATTAGGGGCAAATGGAGCAAGCGGGTTTGTGCAAACATCATTGCGAATAGTTCAGTCAGCCGCTTTGTTGTCTGCTATTCCAATGGCGATAGGTATTAAGATGTTAGGTTGGTTAGGTGATGATGAACTTCCGGAAGAATACAGGGGCCTATCAGCAGGAGAAAGATATTTGAAAGCTAGAAAAGGGGTAAGTAAATATGACCAAACTAATTATTCAATATGGTTCACGGGTAGCTTTGATGCAGATGGGGAGGCACAATATGTAAGAGTAGCTAAACCACATTTCTTAACACCTTTTATTGCTTACTCAGAAGGGTTACAATTAAATGTAATAAAAAAGAGTGTTGGTGATATTACTCCTGACGATACAATGGAAAGAGTTAAATGGTCAGTAGAGACTAACATATCTCCGGCAGAGCTTAGTGTTACGGGAATATTATCTCGTAACCCTATACTTAAAGCTTCATTAACTTATACAACGGGATATGATTTTTATAGAGACCAAGATTTATCTTATTTAAGGGGTGATGTTAAGGTTGCGACAGAGGGACACGAAAGTAAATCTGTTGAGGCGTTTTACAAAACTATTGGATTGCACTATTCCATATCTCCGGCTAGGATGAAGGGAGCTGTTGAGAGCATCATAACTACACCAAGTACATCTCCATTTATAGGATTATTGTATGGTGGACTAGATGCTATATTAGCGGATGAAGAAGCTAAACAAGCTATGGGGAATGATGAGGCTAGGGTATTCAAATCTCTAACTGGTCGTTTAATAAAAACAACTAGCGAATATAATAGAAGAATAAACTTCGATAAAGATTTTGATAAAGAAATTTCAAAACTAGAAATCTATGATATAAAAAATAAAGCTAAGTTTAAAGACTTAACTAAGAAGTTACTAAGAAAAGAGATAGACTCTGACGTATTGGGCGAAGAGTTAGTTAAGTTAGCAAAGGAAAGTCCTTTTGACGCTAAGAGAATGGCTAACATAATTGAGTCAACAGTCAAGAATCCAAATGTTCCTCAAATGGTATATCAAATTAAGTTTGCTACCGCCAAAGAAAGAGCATTATATTTAACAAAAATATTTGGTGGAGATTTCTTAGATGCTGAAAAGGAGATGAACAAAGATAATAAGAAACTTTGGCAAGCATTGTTTACTAACAAAGCTATAAACAAAGAGACTATTGTTGAATATAATAAACTAATCGGTAAGTAGATTCTAAAGCGAGTATAGCGACAACGCTAATTACAAAGTCCGGGGAATAAAAATCGGGGTCATTAGTTAAAATAGTCGCGCAAAAAGGATACATTGCAATTAATACTTGAATAGTTGATTTTAAGAATTTTAGATTTTTCATAAGATAAAGGGGGCATTTAGCCCCCATTGTTTTTATATTAATATTGAGTTAATTTTATTGAAGACTGCATAGTGGTCAGCTATCTCGGTTGCTACTTTAATAACTTCCTTCTTAACTTTCTCTATCTTCTTGGGAGTGATATCTTGTGGTATAGAAACAACTTCTTTACCCAAAGCTAAATCCTCTCCTCTGAAAGCATTGCCGGTTCGTTCTATCAACTCTACGTGAGCCTGCTCGGGTAAAGTGCCTGTCTCTTGTTCAATAGCACCGGCATAGATAGCTAATTGGTCATACTTATCATCTTCATACGTAGCAACCTTATTCAAGTCACCCGTTTTATAGTCAATTAAGATTTTGCAATCTTTATCATTGGTATCAATGTATCCCATCACATAGAACCCATCTAAGTTCCATTTGATTTCTCTTTCGAATTCATCTAACCTTGTCACTTTCTTTAGTGTCTTTTTCTCAACGCTATTGAAAGCCGAGAAGTCATTGTTCTCTAATGCTTCTCCAATCTTGCTACCGAAATCTGTATAGGCATTTCCTTCAAACCTTTCTCCAAAGAAATAAGACTTAATGTAGTCCTTCTTTGAATACTTCCATTTGCTATGCTGACTATATGAAATGTAGCTATTTCCGTCTTTATCCTCTCTTGGTAATACTAACATACTGCATTGAGATTAAAAATTCCTGCGAAGTAGTACAACAAAATGGTTGCAATGAATATGGTGGCAGTTGCAAGTCTCGCACTAATTGTGTCTTCTCTTTTAGTGAGCCTTTCATCCGCTCTCAAGTGAATTACCATTTTGTAAATAAATGATAAAATCAATAATATTTTTGCTATGAACATAATTCTTTAATATCTTTTTTAGTTATGAATGTTTCTTTACCTTTTGCTTTAGTAGGGATAGCATTTAATATCTCTATTGCCATCTTCTTTTCTTTTGCAGTACAAGTATCTAAGAAACCTTTTAAAACCTCTCTCACCTCATCTGTATATGCTCCACCGTTGAATAGGTAATCTATAATACCCTCTTGTTTTGGCTCAAATGTTTCAGCCACTTCTAAAGGGTCTTCGTATCTCAAGGCTCTAAATAGATTAACAGTTTGTAAGACATCTTTCTCACAATATGTTGCTATTCTATCTACTCCTTCTGTCCAATAAACTCGTCCTACATCTTTTCCGGATATGTCATCTTTTGGTGATGGCAAACCTAAGCAAGCTAGTACAGACAAGAATGATTGCTTCTTCCAACCCGTTCCTTTCCACAAGACCGCAGTATCTAATACTGATGTCTCCCAAGGTTTAAGATGAGCCGTGTCAAATAGTAGGTGCAAACCTATTCTATTGGCGATAGCCCTCTTAGCAACGAATGGTATATCAAAATCTAAGATATTGTGACCACATAGTACTGTCTTATTGTTCGCGAACTTGTCAACCGAAGCCATAAACTCTTCTAACAACACTTTTTCGTCAGCATCTTTAAAGGTCTTTAGTATAACCTCTCCGCCTCTCACAGCCCCTATTGTGATACAAGCAATCCTGCCATACTCTCCGTACAAAGGCGCTGTTTTCATATAGAGTTCTATTAGTTCAGTTACGTCTCCAACGTTCTTAGAATGGTCATACTCCCAAGCGTCGAACATCTGTGACTCTTCACCGAACTTATAGTCACCGTGAGCGGTTTCTATATCGAAGAATAATACATCTTCAATGTTATGTTTCTTTAATAATCTCATATTCTTTCGTCTCCGATGTGTTTAAGTTTAAAGTTTTTAATCTTTATATAGTCTTCCATTAAGACGTCTTTACCTTCCGTTGTGATGTATTGGTCTCTTACAGTTTTACATTTATCTGTAAACCTATTATACATCATAGTAAAGTCTTCAACATCTGTTTTGAATCTATCAATAACCGGGATGTAGTACTTCTCCCCGTTTCTACCTTTTACTGTAACCTTGCTAGAAAAGTCATAGAGAAACCATTTCTTGCTCTCTCCGTCAGTTAATGTTGTAGTTCTAGTTCTTACACTAGGGTATACAACATTGTCTATATCAATTAAATGATTTAAGTTTGTGTTATGTGTAATCATACTATTGCGTTATCAATGGTTTGAATCATAAATCTAAGGTTTTCTTTATCTACCTTCGCCTCTAATTTCTCGTTATGGGTTGTGAATGTTAGTAAGTAGTACTCATTGTTAGTGTCTCCTACTTTCTCGCATTTAGTCTTTACCGTCTTCTTTTTTAGTGCTGTCATAAGTTTTGTATAAATTGATTAATAATTTTCTATCTTCTAGTAGAGCCTCGTATTCGGACAGGGAGATAGTAACTACCTCCCCATTTTGTCCGATTTCAACTTGAGTTCCACAAGCACAGTCTGAGCATTTGCACGCTTTACCTTCCTTGTTTATCTTTGCCATCTTATCCTTGTCTTAGAGCTACTACTCCTTCTGTTGTTAAGAATGTACCGGCAACAGAACCCGCATTTTCAATAGCGCATCTTGTTACTTTGGCGGGGTCAATAATACCCACTTTAATCATATCAACTTTAGTGTCAGTAGTTACGTTAATACCAAAACCTTTTTCTGAGAATATCTCATAGTTAATTATACCCGCATTGGAAAGTATTTGAAAGTAAGGGGTTATAAGAGATGTCATAACCAAGTTGTAACCACGCAAGTAGTCATTCTCTTCTTGGTCGTCTACAAATAAATCTAAAGATAACTGAGCTAAGAACACTCCACCTCCGGGCAATATACCCTCTTCTAAAGCGGCTCGTGTAGCATTAATACCATCCTCGATTCTGTCTTGCTTCTCCCTTAACTCACTATCAGTCTGCGCTCCAACCATTAATGTTGCAACACCTCCGTTGATACGAGAAAGTCTCTCTTGTAAATCTAACTTTTCAAGCTCGTTAGTCTCAGCCTTGATTCTCTCATTAAGTTCAGCAATAGTAGAAGATAAATTTCCTACGTCACCTATTAAGAAAGACTCTGATTGAGTGGCTACAAATTTGTCAAGTCTACCTAATGCACTAGCATTAAGTTTGTTTCCGGTCTCCGGAGATACAATCTTTGCTCCCGTTAAGGTTGCAATGTCTCCCAATAAATCTCTGTGGATTTTAAGTATCTGTGGAGTCTTAACTATACAGATAGAGTTTGTGATAGCACCGTTCTCAATGTTAGTCTTAATAGTAGACAATACAAACGGGTCGATATCATCAGTAATGATAACCAACTTGTTCTTCTTACCTTGAGACCATAAAGAATCAAATAACTTAACAACTGAATCACCTTTTTGGATAGTACCTTTGTGTAACAATACATAAGGCTCTTCCATAACACATTCTCCTTTAACAGAGTTTGTAATGAACTTAGAGTCCATAAATCCGTTGTCTAACTGTAATCCTTCTTTAACCTCAATAGTAGTCTCTACTGTATCAGATACTTGGGTGGTAACAATACCGTGTTCCCCAATCTTATTAAAAGCATCAGCAATAAGTTTACCTAACTCTTGGTCACCATTAACTGAAATGGTAGCCACGTTTTTTAGGTTCTTTTTAGATACCTTAATAGATTGTTTTTTAATCTGAGCCACTACATCTTTAACTGCTTGGTCAATACCCTTCTTTAATTGTACCGGAGAAGCTCCGCTACTTAATAAGGCTAGACCTTCATTATAGATAGACTGTATCAAAACTGCGGCTGTGGTAGTACCGTCACCGGCTTGGCTATTTGTTCTACTACAAGCCTCTTTTACTAATGACGCTCCAATCTTCTCGAATTCGTCATCCGGCATAATCGACCTTGCGATAGACACCCCGTCTTTGGTGGCGATATATCCTCTACTTGGGGTTGGTATAATCATAGTTCTACCCTCTGCTCCCATAGAAACCTTAACTGCGTTTGCTACTTCATCAAGACCTCTTTGCAAGGCTTCCCTTGCTTCTAAATTAAATTTAATTTGTGTGTACATCTATTTCTTCTTTTTTAATAATTTCTTTAATACTTTGTCAAACTTTCTCCTTTGTGAGCGATTCATAACTTTATTGACATCTTTGTTATAGTGTGCTCCTTCGATTGGGTTAATTAAATTTCCCTGCGCGTCGTATTGCTTTACATACGGTCTGTTCTTGTGTTGTCCTTCCATTATAATATTGCTACTGCATTAGATACCGGAATAACAAAGTGCTCTTCCCCTTTATGTGAGCATTTACCCGTCTCTCGGGATTCTGTGTAGTGGATTAAATCCCCTACCGCAATGTCTGTGACTTGTTCAGCTACCATAATAACCTCTGCTACCGGTAATGATTGTCCATCATCTTCGATAACTAAGTCACCAATCTTTTGCTGAAAGCCTTTCTTTTTGATAAGGATTCTTGCCCCTAACACTTTAGTTACGCTTCTGTCCATTGTACTTCTTTGTTTTTTAAGAATGTTGTATTTGCCATTTTAAACTGAACGTCATCGTCTTTGCATACCATATGTCTTTGTATAGTGCCGGCAGGCGTTACGGTGAAGTTCCCATTAAATTCCTCGATGTTAGTTCCCCCGCAATGAGGACACGAGTATTTATCTTTACCTAGAATAACTCCAAGATGAGTCTTGTGACCCATATACTGTCGCATCTCAAGATATATTTCTTCCGTAGTAACGATGTCACCAACGTTATACAATATCATCTTAGCTAAGTATTCTTTTTGTTGTTCTTTCGTACCGAATTGAATCATATCCCACATTCTAATACCTTCGTGGTGTTGTTTCAATGTCACCCCAAAGTATTTGGCTACGTAAGCCATAGAGTAACTCGGTAAGTACATAAGCTTTTTCATTTGCTTATATAGGTCAAACGATTTTATATTTGTATTAACTCTAAGTCTATATTTTGCGGCTCGTGTGTTAATCCATTTATTATCGTACTTGTCGTTGTTATAACCAATAACCATATCGGCTTGGTTGTAGATTGGGAGAAACTCCCGCATAAGATTCTCGTCCGAGTGATTTTTATCCCACTCTAGGGCGTGTATTTTATCTTCCCCTAACCATTTGTAAGAGATAGATATAATCTTAAACTCATCCCTAAGTTGTGTGTGATTGATGTAAGCTTTACCCGTTTGGAATACCATAGCGGGAGCTCTGCTTGTTTCAATGTCATACACCAATACTTTAAAAGGATTAGTTATACTTTCTGCGTTTAGATTCAGACCGAGGTACTTAGCCCAATTTCTTATTGTTCTTCTAGTGACCCCAAATCTTTTTGCTAAACGCTTTTGTACATCCGCCATAGGTAAATCATTGTCCTTAGCATCTCTGTAAGTTTTAGTGATATGGTTTTTGTCTTCTAGCGTTAGTGTTTTAAGTGATGTCTCCATTTACAATTTGGTCTTTTAGAATGTTTAGTCTAGTCCTTATACTGTCTATCAGCTCGACTGACTCTTCCTTGTCCTTATCGACAAGGGTCTCGTTGAGGTTGGCAACGTCATCGTGTAACTCAGATGTTTGAGTATTGATAACCTTGATTCTCCTACTGTTCAAAGGTTCTTTTATCGCCATTATGTTAACATTTGTTTTGATTTAAGTAATTCATAATACTCTTTGTTTTGTTTAGTTTTAGGTTTACTAATAATATCTTTATAGTAATCCTTAATGAAGGCTTTCCTCATTATCAATTTGAATCCGTCCATATATTATAACTGTTTTATTAATTTAATAACTTCATCGCAATCTGCTTGCTTTCTTGGCATAAACAAAATTGTTTCGCCATCTCCGTCCTCTTGTAAAAGCTTTTTAAATAGCTTCCAAGTTCTTGAGAAGTCGGGCATCGACCTCCCTTTAGTTTCAATAACCCAAGCTAATGGGTGGTCTACCGGTGGTGTGAAGTCCGGTGTATACACCATATCAGCAAACTTCTTTTTGCCTCTATCTTTAAAGTCTCCTTTACCATTTAAAAATCTCTCATAAGAAACCCCTTCATAAGTAAAGCCCTTTATAACCACAAACTTTTGCCCTTCATACGCAAATGGTATCTTTGCTTTTTTTAGACTCTTGTACATATATACTTCTAGCCCCGATTGAAATTCTATACCATTAAATACGTGCTTCTTAGCATTAGTCTGCTTCTTATAACGCCTCTTTGCCATTCTCATCTTTTTTAAATTTGACCTCTTCTCCATCAAAACTACCTATGTGGAGAAACTCTGTCTGCAAGAATTCGTCTATATTTTTCTCGATGTTGTCTAAATGCCTAAGCCTTTTAACGTTATACATCTTTTGAAATATCCTGCCTAGCAACGTGTGGAACTCTGTGTCATACTCCGTGAACACTTTATCTTCCTTAGCATTATCTAGGCTGTCTAGTAAACTCTTGTATAGGGCATAAGAGTAAGAACCACTGTCTATTAAATCAAGACCGCTTTTAATCTGATTGTAGATAGTAGCTCTCCCTTTCTTATAACCTCGTTTTACGTACTCCTTGTAGATGTCGGACACTTTTATATCCTTATCTACGTGTAAAATATATGACATCATAGCTAAAGCTTTAGTTATCTTTCCGGCTTGTGTCCTAGACATTAATAAGTCTTTGGTTATGTCATACTCATAACAAATTAATTTAACTAATAAGTCTATCATATTTTATTGTCCTGGGAATTCGTTAACCTTGTTTATAAAACCTTCGTTCTGTTGCTTGGAATATGCCAAGTGCATCTGAACTCTTCTTTTGTAACTTTTGTAATGTACTCGTTGTTTTAAACATAATTTTTAGTTTTGCTCTTGCAAACATACGAATTTTTCGTGAGATATACAAGAAAATTAGTAATTATTTTCGTTTTTGTTTATTTCTATCATATACTCCCCTACCCCTTTCTTCGGGATAAAGGTCTTTACTAAAATCACTTTGCCAATACTCATTAGTATTAACATCCATAGCTGTAAGCTTTCCGCTCCACCCGCATCCGCTATCTACATTCCATAGATTAACATAGTTCTCGGGTAAGAAACTAGTGGTAGCTGTATGCCCAATAAACACTTTGTCAAAAGGTTTAGTTGCTTTAAATCCTTGTTTACCACTATGGGCGCTCTTTGCTCCTGCTAATAATGTTCTATCCCAATGGCACTCTAACCCAACACTTGTCTTCCATTGTGCGCTATTAGGAAAGTCACCTTCTCTATATGCCCAACCACCGTGTATGTATAAACGGTTGTCTTCGTCTATGTACCAATCTACTAAATCATTGAAAAAATCTCTGTGACTTTGCTCAACTAATAGTCCGGTTCGTACATAAGAATCTAGTGTAGCTTGTCCTCCTTGTTGTGTCCACATTATAGTGGCTTCTCCGTTGTTAAGCCAACGCTGACACCATACATCGTGGTTACCTCGTATAAAGACTATGTTATCGTTGTACTGTTTAAGCCCGATAAGATAATCAACTACCTCTGCTGATTCTCCCCAACCATCAACATAATCTCCCACAAAGATTAGTTTGTCTTCGGACTCGTTGTATCCACATTTGGATAGTACGTCTACCAAAGAGCGTAATGCTCCGTGTATGTCTCCTATTACTATTGTTCTCATAATTATACTTTTATTAATTCCTCTATTGTCTTGGGTGTATAATCTTGTACTTCCATACAAACATTAATGTACCTCTTATCCTCTATTTTATACCCATTGTGGATATGCCCGTGTATGTTATAGTTGATTCTGTATTCAAATTCTTGGGGAAACACGGGGCAATGTGTTAACCAAATATTCCCAAACTTCTTATGTCGTAACTTTGACATACCGTGTATTGAGTTTACATAGTTTACCATATGCTTAACGTGGCTACCTTGGTCGTGGTTGCCGAGTACTACTCTCTTATAACCTTTAAGTCTGTTTAAGATTTCGTAGTCATCCCTCTCCATTGTTATATCACCTAGAATCCAAGTTGTATCGCCTTTGCTTACAGTCTTGTTCCATTGTTCTATAATGTATTCATCCATATAGAACTCATCGTGAAACCCTCTGAGAGTAGCCATATTCTTGTGACCAAAATGAGGGTCTGATATGAATCTTATTACTCCGCTCATAATTATATCTCGTTTAAGATTTTCATTCTGTCTGCTAATACCCAAGTGCCACCTTGTGACTCCGGTCTATCATATTTAAGAAAACGCTGTACCTCAACCTTAACCCAAACTCTTTTGTTTCCGCCTTTCGGGTTCTCCTTTAAGTGTGGTGCGTTAGCTGATAGTGTACAATGCCAACCCTTGCGGTGTGCAAAACCCTTTGTCGGGTGGTCTTCTGCTTCCATCCATTTACCTATTGGTAATCTACTCTTCTTGTTAATGAAAAGCGGGCTTAGTTGCCCGTCTTTCATCTTTCTTACTAATTTATATGCTATCATAATTAATGTACATCTGCGTAGGTCTGCCCAAATTGGACGTCTACTGTTATTTCTATGTTTAACTTTAATAATTCATTTACATCACTCATACTGTCGTGTAAAATCTCCTCAAACTCTTCCTCTTTTCCAATAGGACATAAGGATAGCTTCTCGTCGTGATATTGTAAGAAAGGTGTTATACCCTCTCTCATCATAATCTTAACCCAACAGTCAAACACATACGCTCCCGTACCTTGATTAAGTGTTGAGAAGATATCTTTCTCTGCTCGGATAGAATACCAAAATTTGTTTAATGGATTGAGTAGCCATTGTTGTCCGTCAACATTCTTAACAATCATATCGTTAGGTAACTGTTTGATTGACCAATTTCTATCCCAATACTTTTCAATAACCTCTTTGGCTTCTTTAACACTAAGTCCGGTGGCATCAGCTAACTTTGTTGCGCCTACACCATAAATACAAGAATAGTTTGCCATCTTGTAAATATCTCTAATAGGTTTAAGTTTACCCTCTGCCTTTAACTTAGGTATATCCTCTTCATTGATTGCCCCTGCTTTAATTGCTAAGTCCAAGTGCGGGTCAAAACCATCAACCATTTGGTCTGTAACATACTCGGGGTCATAATCCCACATATAGTGTCTCTTTGTATTATCCTCTAATGAAGTAACGTCACTTCCACATAGCGTGTAACCTTCCGGTGCTACAATGCACTCTCGTACAATTTGACCATCTCGGAGGTGTATAGAAACGGCATCTATTTTTCCCAAACCATTCGCCATTTCTTCCTTGATTTCACCGGTAACTCCCGGGAGGTTAGCTATCGGGCGAGAGTGCCTTAGTCTTAGTGTGTTTGTAAAACCCGACATAGATGCTACGGTATATCCGCGTGAGTCTACTGTATCTAAAAATGAGTTGAGAACACCCAACCTATGATTGATAACAGATAGTCCATCAAGGTCTGCAATGGCAGGCTCAACACTAACTAATTCTAAAACGCTTTCGCACAAGTCTCTATCGGCATTACGTACTTGTGGTACATCACCGTTAGCCCCTTCATTATACATTTTGGGCTTCCACCCTAAAGAGAATAACCAATCTTTTAACTGCTTGTTAGAAGCAGGATTTGCGTCATCTCTCACTTCCTCTGTGTCCAAAGGTAAGTTGTTCTCTCTTAGGTATTCAAACCATTTTGTAGCCCTTATTGACGGTGACCCATCTTTCTTTGTCATCGTCTTTGGTTTAGATTTCAACACTCTGCCTTTAGGCATAGCCTCTACAAGATTCTTAATCTTAGGCTCTTTAAGTAATTCAAGTATAGCTATGTTTTCATTAACCATATCAACGTCAATCTTACATTCAATCTTCCGTTGTTTAGCTACACACTCCATCTTAAACATTAGATACTTCATAAAACTTTTTAGGTCGCTTGTATCTGTGTATAAGTCTACTAATTTTTTCCTTATATCCTCCCAAACTTTGATGTTAATCTTTACATCTTCTTCGCATCTGTGAGCATATTGTTCATATGTTAATCCCTCCCAATCATCTATCTTTGGCTTAGGTATCCCATAGTCTTCACCAAAGGCGGCTAGACCGTAAGAACCTACTCTCTCGGGATAAATATACCAAGCTAGTGCTAGGGTGTCGATTAATGTTGCTTTAACCTCTATACCTAGTACTCTCTCAATCTCAACAGCGTCAAAAGGAATGAAGTTGTGACCGATGATAGTGTTTTCTTCATTGGTCATTAGTCTCTCTATTGCGTCGTAATCATTGGTGGATGTAACCTCCCAATCTCCGTCGTCGTTTTTAAATCCGACAGACATAACGTGTATCTTGCTAGAGATAAGCCCGTCTGTTTCGATATCTACTACGTATGTTTTCATATTAAGCTGTTTTTGCTTCTTCTTCTAATTCTTCTATCTCTAGCTGTAATGCTAGTACATCAGACTCAAGCTGTTCTATGTCCAACTTTGCTGATTGTATATAAGGTAATAAGCTTTCGTCTCCCGACCCCTCATAACCTGCTTCATACCCTAATAAGTCTGCGTCACATTGCTCTAAATCTCTTTGAGCATATTTTAGGTCTACTGTCAGTCCGTCAATACGTTCTGCAATTTCTATTTCTCGTCTACTCATCATTCTTTTCATTATGTTTATTTTTTAACTCTCTTACTTTTTCCAATACCGCCATAGCTATCCTAACCTCTGAATCAAACATTTGGCTAATAGTGTTTTCAAATATAAATAAGTCTTTTAAATCATCCATTTAATTGTTTTTTTAGTTCGTTAAGTATAACTTTGAGTTCGACGACTTGGGCAATGGCTTTCTTCATCTCGAATTCCACGTCTTCTATTGCCCAAGCTAACTCGTCTTCATCCATTACATTAAGTCTTGTAAGTTATCTAATCTTTTATGTCCTACCTCATATCTCTCGTTGTGAGGAGCTGTAAACAAGTAGCATAAGATACCCGCTTTATTTAGCTCTACAAAATTGTGGTAAGCATCGTCAACAAATACGTCAATACCCGACTCTTTTGCAACGTCAATCTTTGACTTATCTAACCCTACCGTGTAAACCGGTGCTTTGGGATATCCCTTAGAGGCTAGCCATTTCTCGGTTATCTCTGTACTACAAGGTCGAGATGTAATATAACAATGTGGCTCAAATGGTAAGCTGTCCACCTTAGCGTCTAAACTCACCCAAAAACTTTCATCATCAATAACTTGCTTGAATTTCTCTTGTAGCTTATAATCATTCCAATAAACAGCTCTGCTGTCCATAGAAGGAAATCTTTTCATAAGACCACCAACAAAGTCAGCTAGAACCTCATCAATATCTAGTCCTACCTTCGGCACTTCTAAATACTTGTGTCGTCTATCATCTCCTTGTGGAAATATAGTGTAATAGGCTGATAAGAAATGAGCGTTACATTGAACGTGGTCGATGTGTAACAGTCCGGTCTCTTTATCATAGTCCTCTCCTTGCTCAATAGCCGCGATGTGACGTTTAAGAGAAGCCAATACTGTTGACCAATTCATACCCTTTTCCCAATTACGTGGTGCATACTTTCTAGCCCCTGCCGTTAGTACAGATACAATGCCCTCTTGTGCTACGGGGTGTAATAAATCATATCTAAGTTTATCAGAGTTAAACCTTAACCCTTCGCCTTTGTCTTCTTTATTACCTTTAAGCAAGTTTGGGTCATCTAATAAATCCCAACGTAACATCTTTATTTTCTTAGGTTGATAGTGAATACCGTCATTACCGTTCTGAGCAATGATGTTCATACGTCTATCTCTTTCATCTTCTTCTCTTTGCTTTTCGTCAGCCATTACATATTTATAATCGGCTACTTGTATGTCCTTAACGTCTTTTGCGTCTTCTAACATCTCTTCGTACTTCTTCTTTGAGTCACTCATTATCTTCTGTTTAAAGTATAGATTGTGTATCTCTTAGTGTTACCCTTCTTTGTGGTTGTAGTAACCAATGTAGATTCTATGTCCATATTTAAGTCTCTCTTCAACTTAAACACGATAGCACTAATCCTAGTTATGTTGTACTCGTTTATTGCTTGCCACGTTGTGATACTGCCTCGTCTTTTCAAGTGCATCATAACAGTTTGTAATTGTGTCATCTGTGGTTCAACTGTAATTGAGTTTCTTCTAAAGAAACCCCAAAAATTCCATAAGTTTTTTTTCATAATATTAAATTTAATTAGGGTAAAAGATGAATAGCCTGCCGTACTCATCGGTCAATGCCATACATATCTCTGTCAAATCGTTAAAATTTATCTTTGCTATGAATTTATCTCCACCCTTAGTGAATATTTTTGTATGCTCTTCATCAAGGAACTCCCAAGATTCTATCTCGTTTATATCAGTATTCCTCATACGGTAGCCTACCTTACCGCTTTTATCAACTACTCTTATTTCAAAACTTTCATAGTATGCCATATTAAAATATATCCGGTGTAGGTTGCATCTTAGGAAGCTCTTTACCTTGACTCTTCTTGAATGCATTATACATTGGATTGTCACCGGCTTTGTCAAAGTAGCCCGTGAACCCGTCTACCTCTTTTAGTGTTAGCGTAACGCTCTCGTTAATAGGAGTAACACTACCACCCGTTTGTTCGTCTTTAACTTTATACTGTCTTATCTCCATAATACGTCTCATCTGCGCTATCTTATGGTTTCTTATCCTATGGTACACAAGGAAGTGGTCACACCTATTAGCAAATATGTTACCTCCAATGGCATCATACTGTGTAGGCGGTTTTAAGTACCCCTCTGCATCTCTAGGCGCTCTAGTTGCATCCGTTGTTGGATGAACTGACATAAACACAGAACATATTTTTTTACTGTAAATATTAAGTTTAGACAATAGGTCATCGTTATAAGAATAAACATTCGTCAATGGTCTCTTGAAATAAGAGAACGGGTCAATGAATAACCCATCTATCCCGTACATCTCGTGAAGAATCTCTCCACGTTTGAGTACATCTTCTATTGAGTAATGATAATCATTCTTAAAGACAAAGAAATGAGCGTTGACATAATCTTTATATCGTCTGAACTCATCCATATTATCCTTAAAGTAAGATATATCTTTACCCGATACTGCTTCTATTAATATTCTTTTAACCGATGATACTTCATTCTCTCCACAAGCTACTGCAAACTTTTTACCATATAATACGGATAAAGCCATAAGCTTGTGTAGTTCAACATATGTTTTACCTACCCCTTCAAAAGCTAATATAAAATTTAAGCTGTTCTCTTTGAATAGTACATACTCGTCTAAAGTTTTCCAACCATAGCTAAGCCCTAAAGGTATCGTTCCATCTATTGCTTGGAATAATCTCTCTTCGTCCTCACCGTCCTTAGATATAAAGGATAAGTCGGTTAGGTCTTCATCTTCATCACTTTCCTGCGATACTTTAGTCTTTCCTTTCTGTTCACCATATCCCATATCCCCTAGCTTTCCGTAACCAACCTTGTAGTTACCGTCTGCTTCGAGCATACAAAATATAGCTGAATTAGAATAGGGTTGCTCTGTCTCAAACTCTGTTGAGGTTGTGAAAGAGAATAAGAAACATCCCTCTAAGTTATATCCTGCCGATACGCCTTCCGTTTTGCCGGGGCGTGTTAACTCTACCCATAGGTCAGACTCTCTCTCGATAGTCCAACCGTGTTTGAGTAATAAGTCAATACCTATGTCGGGGTCTTGATTATACTTAGGGAATGGGTCTTTATACTCTTTGTCATCTGAATAGAATTTCTTAGTCTTAGATATAGCCTTATCAAACAGCATAGAGGTACTCATTAGAATAGCCCTTTCTGTATCGCTGATAGTGTTTATCTTTGTAAGGTCTCCGTAGATAACTTCATAACCCTCTGATGGAAAACATTTAAGATATCCACCCTCTCCTCTAGTCTCAATAAGAACTTCTTTTCGTTCGTTCTTGGCTAGTTTTCTGTTACCTTCTGCAACAGTAGTTCTGTATAGTGCGTGATAACCATTATTAACAGTCTTGCACACAACTAACTTCTTCAATATATCTTGTGGTACACTTAGTCTCCAATCATCCCACAACTCTTTTGGGTTATCTGCATACTTTAGGTCGAAGTCAATGCCCTCTAAACCTCCGGATACAGCACCCGTACATATACCTATTTCTTCAAACGCATAATTCTCAATGTCGTCATTGATAGGCGAACCCCAATCGTTTCTGATAGGAATCTTTCCACCTTGTTTAAGTGGCACGGGATTAAGACCCGCTTTCTTATATTCTTTAGCTATCGTTTTGCTCATTGAATTTGTTTGTTAAATATTCTGCGTATATAAAATTGCTATGTGATGGTAATCCGTTCTTCCAAGACTCCGGAAAAACCCTTACTCCTTCCTCAAGGTCTACAAAGAAATATTCAAATCCCTTTGGCGCACCTTTTACTGATTCAAGTTTGTTTTCTTCTCTACACCATACCTTTGATACTTTTGATTTCCAAGCTCTAACTTTCTTGTTGTTCTTGTCATACCAATCATTGTCTGCGTAGTAGTCTACAAATGCTTTACCATTTACTTCGTAACCTAGTCCTAACGCATATTCCATTACTTCTTGTGGCGTGGGCGCTTTAAAACTGTCATTTGTAAAGTCTGCTTTTGTAAAAACTTCTAACAACATTTCTTTTGTCTTACCTTTGCTATTCTTACCCTCGTCTAATCCTTTGCGTATATTTGCTTTGGACTTTGCTAGACTGTGATAGTGGTCGAGGACTAGGACGTGTACTGTGTCTTCATCTTCTCCCCAATAGTAATTGATTAAACCTTTATCCTTTAGTGTCTTAAACCAATCGGGTGAGTTTATCCCTAAATCCAAATTGACTCGTTCAACGTATAAGTCTAAAATGCCCAACGTAGTAATGTTGGGCTGTGTTGTTAGATAACAATAAAGTAGTTTAGAGCTAGGGGAAAGCGAAGCGAACCTCGCATCTCCCCATAGTTTCCCTACCTTAACCATTATTAGAATGGTAAATCGTCAGTATTGTTAGCAGTAGCGGTGGCTTTTGCTCTTGGCTTATGTGATGTAGCTTTAGCCTTAGGCGTAGGAGTCTCTGTCTTAGTAGGCAAAGACTCGCTTACTGTTTCATCTAAGAAGTTTTCATCCTTAAATGTGGATAGAGCATCATATAAAAACTCTTCTTGGTCATCGAAGTTCCAAATAGTTTTGCTACCTTTCTTCTTAGTGGTTGGCTCGGGCATTTCATCATAACCGATGTAATACTCTAGCTTAGTACCATCTTGATACATTTTAACACCGCTCTTAGCCTTACCATTGTCAGCCTCTTCTGCCGAGATGTTCCACACTCCGAACACTAACTCTTTAGTTAAGTCGATGTTACCCATTCTGCGAATAAAGTCTTTACAGATACGTGAGTAAACATCCCCTAAAGATACATTGAAGGTTTCATCTACGTCTGTGAATTCTAATTCAACGAACTCTCCGAAATCATTTACTGTTGACTTGATGTTTGTTAGCATACCGCTAACGTCATTTAAAATATAGTAGAATACAGACTTACCTTCGTTTCTACCTTTTGTTCTTTTTCTCTCGCAAACATATCCCATACGGTTAGTTTCAGAAATTTCTTCTGCATATTCTAGCCCTAGTGAGTCTAGTTTACTAATTAAAGATTCTTGTGAATCGTACTCTAATACGATATTACCTTGAAAAATATTTAGGTAGGTTTTGTTTGAACTACTTGTTCCTCTTGTGTTTAATGCCATTTGATTAAATTTTATTTATAATAATTATACATTTGTATTCGAGCCTCGTAGAATACTAAATCCTTACGTACCTCTTCTTTTTCCTCGACCAATACTCTTCTTTTCTTCTGATAGAGCTTCTTATTCTTCTCGTATCCGTTTTTCAAAGTCGATAATCGCGCCTTCTTTTTGCCTTCGTCTATTTCATTTGCCTCTGTTGTTTTAGTGTTCTTGTTATAATTATTCCATATCTCAGTTGATTTTGTTGTCCACCCTTTTATTTTGGCGTCTATCTTTTCAACTTCTCTTTTAATGTTCAACACTTTTTCTAAGTCGTTATGATGCATAACCTCTTTAAGTGTTTTTGAGAACCCTTGTAATAACACTTGTTCTGTTATCTTTGGGTCTACCGGCTCATAGTAATTGCTGTAACGTGTGTCTTCCCAAGTATATTCTCCATCTCTCTTTTTGCTGATTTTAAATCCTGCATAGAAGATTACGTCTTCGTCGTGGAAACTGTGTAACTTGGTAAGATTCTCCTTTAAAGCAATTTCATATATTTTTTTATGTGTGTCTTGCATTAGTTAGTTATTTTTCTCAAATATACAAAACATTTCTGACATATGCAAATTTAATTTGATAGTGATAATACACAGAGAGCCTAACAACTAGCTACATCAGTTGAATGCGGACTGATGCTCTTGTGTTTTTCGGGGTTATTGGTTTGCTCTCCACTACTACTAACCCTTTTTCGTGTGTGTATTATACTTATAATATAGTACCGTTATGTTGTCGCCCTATTACCTTCCATAAACAATAGTATTTGCCTATACAAGTATTTCATATTAGTATAAAACTTCTTACCTCTATATGTTTGTTGTTTGTCCTTCCAATACTCCATAGATTTTCTTACTGTCTCTATCTTGTTTTTACAAACCAAGTGTTGTTTGCCATAAAGGTCTGTCACATAGATTTGTGTGTTAAATGTTGGCAAGTCTTCAAAATCTAGGTTACTCTGACCTATGATTTGTGCCAATTCTTTTACGCCTCTTGGTGTTGCTAATTTTTCTGTTGACATAATATTAAATTTAGATTAGATGCCCGCAACAATATTCTCTAGGTGCTACGGGCGGCTGGTTATTGTTAGTTTTTGTTGTGTGGTTTGTTGAGGTTATACTCTGTAACCAAAGACTTTAACTTTCTTTCAGTCAAGACTTGTATTATCTGTGATAGTTTGTTCAACTCTTCAAGTGATAACTCTTCTATCACGTCGTCTAAAAATACTTTTAATTTATCTTCCATTGTTTATTGTGTTTTCTTGTTTTACTTAAACAACCGTGTAATGCACCAACCGCCCTAATTTGATAGTACGGTGGCACGAGTTCTTTAATATTATACAATGCTTGTTTGGTGTAGTCACACCACTCTTTTCCTACTATTTTAGCCCCATTACCATTGTGGTATACTCTATCTCCAATCTGCCCTACAAAGTGTTCGCCTAGTCTCATATTATTTGATTTTGATTATTTTAACATAATCCCATTTACCTATTGGCATATCTCCATTAATAAGGATATCTATTCTATTGGTGTATCTCTTATTCATTTTATCCATAACAGTATAAATACCGTCATACCTTGTGCCGTCTATGTAAACCTTGGTTCCTTTCGGGTACTTCTTCAATAAGTCTCTCGATACCGCTATAATCCTGTGCTTGTAAGGATTGTTTAAGTCGAGTTTGAACATAAATGCTGTATGCTCGGGGTCTGAATTTGTCTGCTCGGGTACAGCGTTATAAACTGTACATACTACTGTGTCTGCCATTTCATTAAATGCTGATAGTGATGCAAACATAATGATTAAATACGAGAATAACAATAATTTCTTCATAATTTTTTGTTTTAGTTAATATGATTCACACATTAAAACGTGTGATAACAGTTGATATAAATCATCAAGACGATTCATAGCTTTGTGTTAGCCACAATTAATTGATTCAATGTAATTATCTACTTTATCTTCTGTGGTTCTAAATTTATAGTTATCTACATTATAACAGTGGTCAACGCAATCAATTAACAGTTCACGTTGTTGGCTA